ATGAACGGTATGCATCCTGAAATGATACGGGCGGAAATCAAAATGAAGGGACTGTCGCTTGCTGATGTGGCTGCGATGGCAGGTATAGGCGAAAGCACAGTGCGTCAGGCTTTAAGAAAGCCGTCGACTGCCGGCGAGATGGCGATTGCGGAAGTGTTGGGCAAACCGCTGTATGAGCTATGGCCGGAACGGTGGACGAAAGACGGGCGGCGCATCCGCCCCCGCTATGCTTATTTATATAAAGAGGCAGCAGCATGAAAACGCATTACTCGATTTCGGAACTTTTTAAAATGAGTTTGGAAATCTTACCTAAATCTGAGAGAGGGATTCAAAAAAGAATCCAAAAAGAATCTTGGTCTTTTGTGGAAGTCGCCGGTAAAGGCGGAAAAGGTGGCAAACGCCGCGAATATGCACCGCCCCCAGAGGTGTTGAAACTGATTCAGACGAAGAAGTTGAACGAGGTTCTGGGCGGTTTGTCAGATTTGCCCGAACTTCAGCCCTCTCCCCAGCCCTCTCCCACAGGGAGAGGGGGTGCGGGTTTGCCTTCTCCCGATGTGCGAGGGGGACAGTTGGCCATCGGCGTTACGGACGGTTCGACGGAGCAACAACGGTTGTGCGAATCGGCCCGGCGCGGGGTTTTGTCTGCGGTCGAGCGGGTAATGGCGGAATCGGGTGTGTCGAAGGAGGCGGCGATGACGACTGTTTTGACGCAGGCGAAGATGCCGGGCTTCGAGCATATTGCGAAGCTGTTTTCTTTGGCTGCAGACGGGCGCGGCGGCGGCGGGAAGCTGCCGAGCGTGCGGACAATCAAGCGGTGGTTTGCGGCGCGGGAATCTAACAGCCTTGCGCCGAAATCCAGAACCGAGGATATGAACGTCCCGTCTTGGCTGCCTGTGTTTTTGGAATGCTACCGGCTGCCGATGAAGCCTTCTGTTTCGGAGGCTTACCGTTTGTTTGTGAACAGGCTGGAGGCTTTACCCTCTCCCCAACCCTCTCCCACGGGGAGAGGGGGCGATGCGGCGGGTTTGCCCTCTCCCCAACCCTCTCCCACGGGGAGAGGGGGTAATGCGGCGGGTTTGCCCTCTCCCCAGCTCTCTCTCGCAGAGAGAGGGGGCGATGTGCCGAGTATTCATCAGGTGCGCCGGTGGTTGGGCAAGCTTGGCAATGTGGAGCGTGAACGCGGACGACGCGGTGCGCGGGATTTGAAAAATATCCTGCCGCACAAACGGCGCGATTTTATGCATTTGAAACCTGCCGCCATCTATACCGCCGACGGTCATACGTTTGATGCGGAGGTGTTGAATCCGTTATCGGGGCTGCCGTTCAGACCTGAAATTACGACGGTTTTGGACGTTGGTACAAGACGTTGTATGGGCTGGAGCGTGGGGCTGGCGGAAAGCCGGTTTACTGTGCTGGAAGCTTTAAGCCACGCGAGCCGCGCGGCCATCGGTGCGCTTTGGTATGTGGACTGGGGTCGTGGCTTTGAAAACTTGATGATGACGGATGAGGCAACGGGTCTGATGGGCAGGCTGGGCATGACGATGACGCATTCGCGGGCTTATAACTCGCAAGCGAAGGGCGCGTCGGAACGCAGCCATAATATTTTCACGCGGGCGGCGGCGAACCTGCCGTCTTTTGTGGGGAAAAATATGGACGACGAGGCGCGGCAGAAGCTGTTTAAGCTGTCGCGTAAGGAAGTCCGCCTGCATGGGAAGATTTTGAATTCGCCGATTCCGACTTGGGATGAGTTTAAGGGCTATATCGAACGGGTGGTGGACGAATACAACGACCGACCGCACCGTTCGCTGCCTAAGTTTACCGACCGTGAGGGCAAACGCCGGCATATGTCGCCTAATGAGTTTTGGGCTTTGAAGGTGGCGGAGTTTGGCGAGCCGCCGAGGGTGTCGCCGGAGGAGGAAGGGTATTTGTTCCGACCGCAGGTGATGCGTACGGTACGGCGCGGGGAGGTGTCGCTGTTCAGCAATACCTATTATTCCGCCGAACTGATGGAGTTCAACGGCGAAACGGTCCGGGTCGGCTACGACGTGCAGGACGCGCTTTGGGTTTGGATTTACGACGATGTCGGCCGCCTTATCTGCAAAGCGGAATGGCATGGCAACTCTACGGATTATATGCCTGTCAGCGTCTTGGAACGCGCGGAAGACAAACGCAACGACGAGCGTCTGAAACGCAACGAGCTGCAACAGCAAAACATCCTGAAAGAACGCCGCGTACCGACCATCGAACATCAGGACTCGGTCAATATCGGGGGAATGGTGCTGGATATGGGCCAAATCAAGGCTAAGGCTGCCGCATTGGCAGCACGCCGAAACCGTGAGGACGATTTAACGGTCGAGGCTGTGGCAGTGAAGGCGGTTGCGATGCCGTCTGAACCGGAAGCTGCTGCGGGCTGGTCGGTACCGTCCGAAGCATCGGAGCGGTTTGCGCTGTATCAGCGTCTTTGCGGTCAGACGGATTTGCCGCCGCAGGCGCAAAGATGGCTGGAGCGGTATCCGCAAAGCAATGAGTATAAGGCGTTGTCCAAACGGGCGATGCTGGCTTGATTTCAGACGACCTTTCGGGGTTTTAAAAAAGGTTTATTCACTATTTTAAAAGGATTTTAAAAATGAAAATTGCAAATATCAACAATCTGTCTTTGGTCTCTGTTGCGATGGAGCGTTTGGTCAACCGTCAGGACGGTTTGCCGGGTTTGGGGGTGTTGTACGGCCCTTCGGGTTTCGGCAAGACGACGGCGACGGTGGCGGTGGCGAATGAGACACGCGCTTACTATGTCCAGCTGCGCAGCGCATGGAGCAAAAAGACGCTGTTGGAAAAAATCTGCTTCGAGATGGGCTTGCCGCCTGCCCAGACGGCGGCGGGTTGTTTGGATGTGATCTGCGAACAGTTGGCCGCCAGCCAACGTCCGTTGATTTTGGACGAGGCGGACTATTTGGTTACGCATAAGGGATTGGTCGAGCTGGTGCGCGACATCTACGAGGGCAGCCAAGCCCCGCTGATGTTGGTGGGCGAGGAGATGTTGCCGACCAAGCTGAAGAAATTTGAGCGTTTCCACGGCCGCGTGCTGGCTTGGGTACCTGCGCAACCTGTCGATTTGGCAGACGCGGAAGAGTTGGCGAAGGTTTACGCACCTGATTTGACGTTTGAAAAAGATGCGTTGGCTTATTTGGTGGATTTGGCGCACGGCTCGGTACGCCGCGTAACGGTCAATCTGGTCAATCTGTTGGAGCTTGCCAACCAGCAAGGCTTGGATACGGTAACGCGCGAGATTTGTGTGAAAGCCGACCTGTACAAGGGCGAAGCACCTAAACGCGGGGTCAAATTATGAGCGTGACGACATTGACGAAGCCCCGCAACCGCCGACAAGAAATTTGGAACTGTCTGCGGGGCAATAAGGACAGGTTCCTGACGCTCTCTGAAATCGCCGAAGCCTGCCAACTGAGCGGGAATACGGTGTACGGATACTTAAAATCCCTTAATAAGGGCGGGTTTGTATCGGTACAGAAAAAAGCAGGCACCGGCAGCCCGTATGGATACCGGCTGGAGCGGGATACGGGTATGGATGCGCCCCGCTTGTCTGATGACGGTCAGCCGTTGAAATGCCCGGTAACGGAAGCCTTGTGGCGGACGATGCGGATTTTGAAAACCTTTGACTTAGACAGCCTGACGGCTCACGTCAATATGACGCACCCTGTCAGCCGCAGCATGGTCAGGGTTTATGCGCAACACCTTGAAGAGGCGGGGTATCTGAAAAACACGGGCAACGCGCGGAAAAAATCGTTTGTCCTTTTGAAGAATACAGGGTCAAAAGCACCGCAGTTGCTGGCTGTCAGAGAGGTGTACGACCCGAATATCAATGAAATTGTATTAAGGGAGGTTCCTGACTATGAATGAAAAAGATTATATGAAAGAAGATTGGTACGCAGTTTTGAAGGAAGAGGTCGCGAAAGACGGGCTGATGAAGACTGCGGCAAAACTCCGATACAGCGCAACAAGTATCAGTTTGATTCTGAACGGCAAATACAACGGCAAGCCTGACAAAGTGGCGGCGAAAGTGGCGGATGTGTTTCGCAAGGTGATGTGTCCGTTTGAAGGTCGGCGGATGGAACGTGCCGAATGTATTGAAATTTCACTTGCCCCTGCTCCGACGCATAACCCTATCAAGATGCAGCACTGGCGGGCGTGTCAAAAGTGTGAAATTAAGCCATGCGAGAAGCGTAAAAAGGTCGTCTGAAAACGTAATGCCTTGATACGGCTATATATTTTTTACCCTACGATTTTAATAAGTTATTGTTTTTAAAGGAAAACGCAAAATGCAAGTTTTAAAGAAAGTTGATTGGAAGATGTTTGTGGCGCCACGTTTTTGGCGGTATGTGCCGGTCGGAATGGTGGTCGGGGTGTGGTGCTTCGTTGCGGGGATGGCGTTGTATTCCTGTACGCAAGAAGAACCTGTTTTGAAAGAGCCGACAAAGGTCGAGAAGATGGAAAGACAGGCGGATTTGGAAGTTTTGAAAATAGAACGTGCCTACGAGGCAATGAGTGTGGAGCAGAAGATGGAAGGAATTGTATATGAATAAGTTTAGAAGGCCTAAACGGGGACTTAGCCGAATCAAGAAATTGGCATTGAAACGGGCGGTCGAGGAAATCCGCGCCAAATACGGCGAGCGGGCGATTATGAAAGGTTGGAAACCACAGGAGGTACAAAAATGATGGAAATTTGGATGATTTGGATGATTTTAGGGGCTGCGCTGGGCGCGGTGATCGGGATGTTTATCTACGCGGAGGGAATTTTGCTTGAAAACGAGCGTCTGCGCGGGATTTTGAGAGTGGAAGTCGCGGCTCGTGAGGTATTGGAAGCGTGGATGGACGCGGCATACCGCAGCCGTAAAGGGGGTGGGAAATGTTAAACAAGTTAAAACCCTGCCGCGTATGCAAACAAATAAAGCCTGAATCGGCGTTTGCGTGGGCTTTGGATAAAAACGGGGTACGGAAGCGAACCCAACGTTGCGCGAAATGTTGGGCGGAGCAGATGGAAAAGGAGGCCCGGGCGAATATGGAACGGCATCGAGAAGAACGCGGGACAAAGTTGGAATGGGGACGACCCGCCGTCGCCCGCTCGGTTTGGGGCGACAGTTGGCCTGCCGCTCCCGCCATTATGGAGAACAAGCACTGGACGGCAACGGATACGCGCAAAGCGGATGCCGAATGGGCTTTGAAATTTAGGGAGCGTGTGAAATGAGCTTTAAAAGACGGAACAGCGATTGGCAGGCATGGGGACAACACCGCCGGCGAGCGACGAAGTTTATGGTGAAGCGAAACCGCGAGCAGGCAATCGCGGAATATCAGGCGCAGTTTGAAGATCAGGACGGCAAAGGTCGTCTGAAAAAGGAAGGGAACGAAAAATGAACGAAAAAGATTTAATCGAATGGCTGGAAGACCGTGGAGAACTCATGGTCATGAAAAAGGACGGCGAGGGTTTCGTGATTGCCGCCCGCGCGCCGGACGGGATTTGGAAAACGGCAGAGGCGCAATCGCTGGCACGGGCAATAACAGTATGGGAGGAGATGTGATGAATATTGCTAAACCAAATAAAGAAGACCTTGATGCAGTATGGGAGCTGGTCGCGTTTTTAAACAAGATTGAGCAGGGTTTGAATCCGATTTATCAACCTGCCAACCAAGAGGATGAAGACGATTTCGAGTATCTGAGCAATGCGCCTGCGGATGAAGTGTTTGAAGCTTTGGAATATAAGTCTGCCAACGCCAATTTGCCTTGGATTATGACCGTATTGGATACCTTGCTGTCTTCGAATAACGACATTGTTGACCAAGAATCTGATGTTTTGGATTTCTCGCCGAAATTTAAACAGGCCGTAAAGGATACGGAAAGGCTGGATTTCTTGATTGAAGTCGGGTCAGCAGAATTTTCAAAACAAAATGGCCAGAAAACCTGTTGCAGCTTAACCGAATATGGCATTAGAGGCTATGGAAGCAATTACCGAGAAGCCTTGGATGATGTGATGAAAGAGTGGAAGGAGATGTGATGAAGGTATTAGACCCGTGTTGCGGCAGCCGGATGATGTGGTTCGATAAAAATAACCCTGAAGCTGTTTTCGGCGATAAACGCAAAGAAATCCATCTACTGAAAGACCGGAAATATCTGCGCAAACTGGAAATTACTCCTGATGTGGTTATGGATTTTACAAATATCCCTTTCCCTGACAACACGTTCGCAGTAGTGGTTTTTGATCCACCACATTTGGAAAGAGCAGGAGAAAAATCTTGGCTTGCAAAAAAATACGGTGTGTTGGGCAATGAGTGGAGAGAAGATTTGCGTAAAGGGTTTGCTGAGTGTTTCCGAGTATTGCGTTCTGAAGGCATATTGATTTTCAAGTGGAGTGAAAATCAAATCCCTGTGAAAGAGATTCTTGGTCTTACTAACGTAGAACCGCTTATCGGGCACGTTAGCATGAAACATAAGCAAAACCAAACGCAGACCCATTGGATAACATTTTTGAAGGAAGAAGCGTCATGAGTATTGGAATGATGATTTATCTCTCGAGCTGCGGGCTGATTGGTTTGGCACTGGTGGTTTTGGCACTGATGAGCCTGATTGAAAACTGGTTCAAACAGCAGACTAAAGCTGTTGTTTTGGATGCCTGCGGTATGTTTTTTGGGTTGATTGTTGTCCTTGTGGCGTTTTTGGCGATTCTTGGGGTGGTTAAATGAACATCAAATGCCCGAACTGCGGGGCGGTGCATAGCCTGGACAGTTTAATCAATGATGCCGACGCATCGGCTGTATTGAGGGATGTGTTGGAAATGGATGTGGAGATGGGCAAGGCGGCGATACGGTATGTCGGCTTGTTCCGACCTGCCAAATCGCAGTTGAGCTGGTCGCGTACGGCGAAGCTGTTAAGCGAGTTGATGCCGATGATTAAGGCGCAGGAGGCGGTACGCGACGGGGTAGCCTCCCCCGCTCCCGCCGAGGCTTGGCTGCACGGCTTTAACGAAACCGTCAACGCCCGCGACCAAGGTCGTCTGAAACTGCCGCTGAAATCACACGGTTATTTGCTGGAAATTGTGAGCCAGTGGCAGGGTTCGGGGTTGCCCTCTCCCCAGCCCTCTCCCACGGGGAGAGGGGGAGAAGGCGGCGCGCCGTCCAAGTTGCGGCAGGGTGTGGCAGCCTTGGGCGCATGGGCCGGTGAAGATTGGGCAAAACAGGAAATCGCGGCAGGTTTTGCATTGCTCGCCGCACTCAATCTGCCCAACCGCCCCGCAGCGCAAGACCTGCCGGTAGTCGCGGAAATTTGGTATCGGAAACTGATGGAAACCAAGGAAATCGTCTCTCCGGAGTATGACCCGATACGGATTCAGACGGGATTTAAGGTGTTGCAGGCGGTGGAAACATGGCCGCAACCCGCCGAACTGCTCCGAAACCTGCCGCCACGGTTGGTACCAAGGGCGATGCTGGCGAAGCCCGCGCCGGATAAAGAAAAAGGCCGTCAGAAAATGGCGGAAGTGAAAGATGTTTTAAACAAGAAAGGTAAGTGAAATAAAAGAGTATGTTTTTAAAATTATTTCGGAAGATGGGAAGTGCCGTGTCGAGTTGCCCGAAATCAATCTAAACGGTGAGTATCAAGCTCCCGACCTGATGGCTGCGTTGACAACGGAATTCTTAAACAGCGTATGCATTGATGCCGCCCGAGATACGGAAGGATTTATGAAGGCTGCTGTCACTAATTTAAAAGCATTGCAACTGGCAAGACAGTTGAGAGATGCGGAACGAAAAGTAAATTAAGAAAGGAAAAAGAAATGGCTAAAGTCATTATTGTTATTAAAGATAGTACCAAAAGCTTATTTGAGTTTGAAATCAAAGGATTGGGAGGCGATAGTGAAAAAACTCCTGCAATCTTTGCCGGACATGCTGCAGCAGGCTATCTGAGAAAAAGGCAAACAGCCCTCCACGAGAATTTTTTAAGTCAAATTTTAAGAGACTTGTCAAATCAAGATTAAAGGAAAAAATCATGATTGAACCGCACGAGTACCGTCTATTGGATGAATATTTAGAGCAAGACTGGGATGCCTTTATCAGTTTTGCTGAAACTAAAGGATTTGAAGTAAGCGAAGTATATCAACTACTCAACAAACTGGAGGAAAAAGCAAATGGCTAAACAACGTATCAAACAGGCGGCAATCGAAGCCGCACAAGACAAAACCGAGGTAACGGCGCATATCCGCACCATCGGCGACCTGAACCGCGAAATCAAACGCTTGGAAACCGAAGCCGGAGATAAAAAAGCAGTTATCGAGCAGGAATACGCCGCGCTTGCCGCGCCGCTGAAAGCCGAGTCGGAACGCCTGACCGCCGCCGTTGCCGCCTACTGTGAGGCACACAAGGACGATCTGACGGAAAACGGCAAGACCAAGACGGTGGATTTTGTGACGGGACTCGTCAAATGGCGTATCCGCCCGCCTAGCGTCAAGGTAACAGGCGTCGCCGCCGTCTTGGCTTGGATGTCGGAAAAAACGGCATATCAAAGCTTTATCCGCACCAAGCAGGAAATCGACAAAGACGCCATCCTTAATGAGCGCGAGCAGTTTGCGAATGGGCAAGTGCCGGGCATTAAGATTGTGTCGGGGCTTGAGGATTTTGTGATTGAGCCTACGGAGCAGGAGTTGATGTGATGATTTAAAACAATGTTAAAGGCCGTCTGAAATGGGGGGGGACCTGTTTCAGACGACCTTTTGACCTCGATTTTAACAACAGGTTTAACCACTTGTTAAAATCTGTTGTTAAAATTTTACAATACTATATAAGCTAATATACTCTTCTTTTTTTTATAAAAACACAACATATTGTGTTTTTGTGGAATTGATGGAAAGATGATATTCCAACCCGAACTCGCGATATTTTTATAAATATATTAGAATTCAAATGCCGTCCGATTTTTAATTAACAACCAAAACTGAAAGGAAATATCATGAAAAAAACTTATTTTGAAGGATGGGATGTATAAAAGTGGAAATTGTTATTTTAATCTCTGGGCTAGGTACCTGTATCGCTACAGTTTACCTAGCCTTTTTTGCAAGTAAACAACTTGATGAACAGCGTATTCATCATAAGCAGAAATCTACGGTCGAGCTTCTGATTTCAAATAACAATAACCCATTTTATCGTGAGCAGCGCAAGTTGTTTGTTGATATGCGCCGAAATGGGAAAAATTTTACTGCTCTTGCCTGTAAAATTAATGAATCCGGTGCTCACGAAGGAGAAAATGCTACTATTTTGGCTGTTTTGAATTCGATTGAGTTTATTTGTGTGGGTATCAAAGAAGATATTTTTGATGAGGCTGTTTACAAAAGGATGAGCCGTAGTAGCGTGATTAATGACTGGAATACTTTAAAGCCATATGTAATGGAACTTAGACGCTCAAACGGGAACAATAAAAAGTTGTTTTGTGAATTTGAGTGGCTGGCGGAAAAATGGATAGAAGAGGATAAATAGGTTTTCGGTAAAAGGTCGTCTGAAACGTTTTCAGGCGGCCTTTTTTATGCCTGTCCGTTTCGCAAAAAAAAACAGCACCTTACTACAATATATAGTATTTTATCTGTATAATATGCATTAATTAATCAATATATTGTGTTTTGGGGGTTTGAAATGCGCCGTGCGTTGATTGCGAAAATCAAGATTGCTCAAAAGGAGCTGGGCTTGGATGACGGAACCTATCGCGCGGTGTTGGAGCGGGTGACGGGCAAGAGGTCGTGTACCGAGTGCAGTATCCCTGAGCTGGAGCGTGTGGTCGAGGATTTGCGCCAGCATGGGTTTACGCCGAAAAAGACGGCGGGGCAACGACCGAACCGCCGCGAATCTGCCGACCCGATGATGCGCAAAATCGAAGCCCTGCTGCTGGATAACGGCTGGACTTGGAATTATGCGCACGGTACGGCGAAAAAGATGTTTAAGGTTGACCGCGTGGAATGGTTGTCCGACGGCAATATGCACAAGCTGGTGGCGGCTTTGCAGATTAGTGCGAACCGCAAGAAAAAGGAGAAAACGGGATGAGCTTAAACTGGGAGATGACGGAGCAGGATTTCAAGGATGTGGAACATCTGCTGCCGCACAGTGTGGTGGCGCTGATTACGGTCATCGGGCTGGAAGCGGCGTTCCACATGGTTAAGGTTTGGGGCGGGACAAATTACCCGATTTCCAACCGCCGCCGCAATACGCGCCAGAGCCGTATCTTACACGCGCAACTGGTCGAGGACATCGGCGAGGAGGCTGCGGGGCGGCTGGAGCGTGCTTATGTCGGGCAGCCTTTCCTTGCCATCCCGCGCTGCTGGGACGCGATGCGGGAGCTGCGCAACCGATTTATTCGCCGCCAGTATGATGCGATGAGCGCGGAGGGTTTGAGCGATTTGGTTATTGTGCGCGAGCTGGTGTTGGCGCATAAGCTGTCGACGCGGAATATCCGATACATTTTGAAAGAGGCTGACCGCGAGGCGGCGGCAAGGGCGCAGGCGGATTTGTTTGCGGCTTAGTTTTTGTTGTGCTTGTGTTGAGAATGGACCTTTTACCCTGCCTTCGGGCAGGGATTTTTTTGCCTTTATTCCGCTGAATGCAAGCCTGACGGGGCTTGGCGGTCGTCTGAAAAGGTTTAATGGGGTTTTCAAACTATCCTTTGTTTTTAAATTATCCATTTGAGGTATTTATGGCTCAACAAAAAGAACTCCCTTGGGTGGCTGAAGCGCGAAAGTATATCGGCCTCGCTGAAGTCCCCGGTAAAAACCACAACCCAATGATTTTAAACTGGCTGCACGAGCTGAAAGCTTGGTGGAAAGACGACGAGACGCCGTGGTGCGGCGTGTTCGTCGCTCATTGCCTGCGAATCGGCGGGCGAGACATCCCGAAAGATTGGATGCGCGCCAAAGAATATGCCTTTGCCGGTAAACGTCTGTCCAAGCCTGCTTATGGCTGCCTAGTGGTGTTTACACGCCAAGGCGGCGGTCATGTCGGGTTTGTTGTCGGCAAGGATAAGGCAGGGAATCTGCTGGTTTTGGGCGGCAATCAAGGCAACCGCGTCAGCATCGCGGCATTTCCGACATCCCGCGTGGCTGCGTATGTATGGCCGTCTCTCGGCGGTGCGGCGCTTGAACCTACCCCGGAACGTTACAGCCTGCCATTGGGCGGTGCGGCAATGAGCAGGAGCGAGGCATGAAAAAGTCTTTGATTGCTCTGGCATTGGCGGCATTGAAACCACAGGTGCCTAAATTTGAGATTAAACCTGCCCGCGTGGGCAATCTGAAACAACATCCGAGCCTTCGCTTGGGTAAATCAGGCGTGGCAGCCGCGAAACGTGCGGCGCGTAAACGCAAAAACCGTCGTTAATCATGGGACAGGTTGCGTTTTACGAAAAGATGATTGAGCAATGGTCGCGCAAAAGCCGTGAGGCAAGCGAACGGGCAGACTTGCCTGCGTTTGAATTTGCGGAACATGAATTAGCCAATTATCGGGAAATGTTGAAACGGCATCTGCAAAACGGGAGTGTGAAATAGATATGCGTATTTTCGATATTTTCAAAAACCCTGCGACAGGTAACGTGTCGCACTCGAAACTGTGGGCAAACGTCGCCTGCGCGGCGGGTACGTTTAAATTTGTGACGCTGCCCGATCCGTCAGCGGAGATTTGGGCGGTGTATTTGGGCATCGTCGGCGGATACGCCGTAGCGCGCTCGCTGGTCAGCGTGAAGCGACAGGAGGTCGAGAATGACGCTCAAACTGTTGACGAATAAATGGGTGCTGAGTGGCTTGGCTGCCATCTTGGTGCTGTTTTTGGCGACATCGTACCAGCAAGGCTACAAGACGGCATACCAAAAACAGCAGGCAGTCATCAACAAGATGGAAAAAGACAAGTCGGAAGCCTTGAGGCTGTCGGCTCAAAACTACGCACGCGAGCTGGAGCAAGCCCGCGAAGCAGCAAAACAATCTGAAGCCAAGGCGCACGCCGTCGGCGTGGCTTTGGCGCAAAAACAGGCGGAAGTCAGTCGTCTGAAAACGGAAAACAAAAAGGAAATCGAAAATGTCCTTACTCAAGACCGTAAAAATGCAAGCGGTAGTTGTATTGACGGCTTTGGCCATCACGGGCTGCGGCTCTACAACCGCGCCCTCGGCTACGGAAATTAAGGTTGTCGAAAAAGCGGTCATGCCGACGCCGCCTGCCGCGTTGATGGTCGCGCCGGTACGCCCGAATGCGCCGAAAGACGGCAAGACGGCAACGCTGTTGGAACATGCTGCGGAGTTTGGCGGCTATGTTGCCGAACTTGAAAATCAGAATGCGGCATGGCGAGAGTGGGTGGATAACCACTTGAGCAAAGTCGGCGACTGACAAAAAAGCCCGCGTAGGGCGCGGGCTTAGGGTAAAAGCGGATTTTATACCTCTTTTACAGGGGTCGCGGCGGTAGTGCTTTTCAGCAAATCGACTGCGTGCTGGCAGTTTTGCTTGCTGGTGTAGCCTTCGCCCTGAGCGATGATTTCATGGTTGGCTGCTTTCAAACGCCAACGGTATTCGCCTTTTGCGTCTTTATAGATTTCAAAATACATAAGGTTTCTCCTATGAATGAGTACACGTTTTCTTACCGCTTTGACGGCAAGTCCTGGTCATTGAGCATTTGGGCGGACAGCCCTGAAGAAGCCCGGGCAAAATTTCGGGCTGCACGGGAAAATGCGCAGTATGACGGCGAAGTTGTAACAAAGATTTATACATTTGTAAATATTTCGTGGGTTAAGAAGTTGTACAGACGGATAAAATATTTAATGGGTATCAAAGAATGACCTACCGTGAATTAGTTGAGCGTCAGTTGGCTGTGCGCCATGCCGATTTGGAATTGGGCTTAAGCCGCGCCCGCGAACAAGAGCCGTTTGTCATCCATGTTTCTAATCTGCTGGATAAGGCAGGGTTTGAATATACGGTACGGATGAATAAGGATTTTCAGACGACCTTTAACCTTGAATATCCAAATACAAACTACGACACCTTTAAGCGTGCAGTTTGGCAGACGATTTCGGCGTATTACTGCATTTGTAACGATGGGGATGGACTCGAAATTTCCAGCAATCGCCCTGACGGCTACTCCGTCCGTATCGTATTCGGCGATGTGCCGGTTTAAGGGGTTTTAAATGGATTTTGAATTTGGTTTTAAAACCCTTTGGCCGATTGCGACGGCGGCGTTTTGGTTTTGGGTCAACGGCATTTCAGGTCGTCTGAAAGAGGCGGACAAACGCATTGACGACCTTAAAGAGGAGCTGCACGCGGTCAAGCTCTCTTATCACACCAAGGCGGACGCCAAGGCAGACAGCACTAATATTGCAGCAGCGTTGGAACGAATTGAAAACAAGTTAGAAAAAGTAAACGAAAAACTGGACAGGAAAGCGGACAAATGAGCGACCCGATTTTAGAAGCCTTGGCGCGTATCGAAGCCAAACAGGATGACCTGCTCGCCAATCAGGCGCGTATGGACGAGGAATTGCAGCAAATTAAGAAAGACTGCAAGAAATCTGCGGCGGTTTATGGCGGTCTCGGCGGCGTGATTGTAACGACCGGCTGGGAACTGTTGAGAGCCAAGTTCGGAGGCTGATATGGCACACCCGAAAGAAACCCGCGAAAAGCTGCGCCGACTGTACGTCAGCGACGGACAGACGCTCGAAATCGCGGCGATGATGTGCGAAATCCCGACCGCGACCGCCCGTAGCTGGAAACGCGCCGCCAAAGAGACAGGCGACGATTGGGACAAAGTACGCGCCGCCTACACGCTGGTGGGCGGAGGCATCGAAGACTTGAGCCGTTCGCTGTTGGCGGGTTTTTTAGTCCAATATCAATCGACGATGACGATGTTGCAAGACACGTCGGTCGAGGAGCTGATGCCGTCCGAGCGCGCCAAATTGTTGGCGAGCCTGTCCGACGCGTTTACCAAGACCGTGACGGCGAATAAGCGGGTATTGCCTGGAGTTCAAGAATCTGCGATTGCCATTAAAGTCATCGAAAAGCTGTTTGCCTATATTGCCGACCAGCATCCAGATATGTTGGCTGCGTTTGATACGGTATTGCAAGGCTTTCAAACCGTCATTGAGAAAGAGTTTTAGTCATGCAAGGAAAATTAAGCCAATCCGAACTGCGTGCCCGAATGTCCGCTATCCGGGCAGACATCAACCGGCGCATCAGTGCGGCGGATATCGGATTGTCTGCCGCGCCTGCGGATATTGCCGAGCGTCGCGCCAAAGTGATGCAGTGTACGCCCGAGGCTTTCCGTTTTTTCTGCAAGACTTATCTGCCGCATTATTTCCCCGACGACAGCGAATCTGTTTTCCATACATGGGCATACACAGAGCTGCCCGAAATCGAAAAAGAGCCGGAGTCGGTCTTGCAGGGGTGCGCGGCATCGCGCGGCGAAGCGAAAACATCGCTAACCGTACAGGCGTTTGCCCTTTGGCGCGAAGTGCGCAATGCCAAACACAATACCGTCATCGTATCTGACACCGAAGACCAAGCCGACGCCATCGTCGAGGCCATTAAAACCGAACTGACCGACAACCCCGCGTTGCAGTTGGACTTTCCTGAAGTCTGCGGGCAGGGGCAGGTGTGGCGTATCGGTGAAATCCGAACCCGCCAAAACAACCAATTCAAAGCCTATGGCGCAGGACAGGGCATCCGCGGCGCGAAAAAAGGCGAGGTGCGCCCCGATGCGGTATATCTCGACGATTTGGAAAATGAAAAACATTCCGAAAACATCCGCCTGCGCGACAAACTGACCAAGTGGATAGGCAGCGTCATCAATCCTTTGGGTGGCGCGGGCGCGAAGTGCGACATTTTGTATGTCGGTACGATTTTATGTTTGGACAGTGTATTGGCTCGGGTGTTGAAAAATCCGTTTTGGCGCAGTGTGCGCTTTTCCGCCATCATGAAGTGGCCTATCAATATGGATTTGTGGGCGGAATGGGAAAACATCTACCGTAACACGCCGAAAGAAAACCGCGCCAACGAAAAGGCGGCGCAGGCGTTTTACGAAGCAAACGAAGCGGCAATGTTGGAAGGCAGCGAAGTGAGTTGGAGTAAACGACCGCTGCTCGCCCTGATGAAAATCCGCGCCCGCGACGGCATCCATGTTTTTAACTGCGAGTACCAAAACCAGCCGGGCAATCCCGAAAATGCTATTTTTGCTGATTATTTGGACAACTGTTATTACCGCACCCTGCCGCATGATGTCGTGTATTTTGGCGCGGTTGACCCTTCGTTGGGCAAACAGGGCAAAGGTACAGACCCATCCGCCATTCTGGTCGGTGGCTACCAACGCGCCACCGGCACGCTGTTTGTGGTGGAGGCGTCCATCAAGAAGCGTGTCCCGAGCCTGATTATTCAGGATGTCATCAGAATGCAAAAGCAGTACGGCTGCCTACTGTGGGTCATTGAAACCGTCCAGTTTCAGGAGTTCTTCAAAGACGAACTGATTAAAGAGGCGGCAAAACAGGGGGCGCATGTTCCTGCGCGCGGAGTCAAACCAAGCGCAGAAAAAGTGATGAGGATTGAAAGTATCCAACCGCATTTTGCTAACGGATTTATCAAACTGTTACCGGAGCAGCGTGTATTGATTGAGCAGTTGCGGGAGTTTCCCGATGCCGACCACGACGACGGCCCCGATGCGCTACATATGCTGTGGATGGCGGCAACGACGGGCAATGTGTCAAACAGGGCGCGTGCGATCGATTTGCCTGCGCCGATGTTGGAGATTTAAAAATGTGTGATGTGAAAGAACGTATAACCGCTCGTGAAAAAGAGCTGACAGAGGATGTCGAGTACCTCGAGCGTGGTTTGGATAAAGCGATTGCACATCTGCAAGAGGTTGTCTCCTGCTATAAGGCTGGGCGGCTATTAAATCTACATTTTATTGTCGCCGAAATCGAGGGATTCTTGGCGGCGCGCGGTGAAGAGTATTGATTTTAAGGTCGTCTGAAAACGGTTTCAGACGACCTTTCGGAGTAAAAAATATGTTCGGATTGATTAAAAGTGCAACGCGGAAAACCGCCATCAAGACATTGACGAGCGCGACCGAAGATGCGCTGGAAAGCCTGTTTTCGAATATGGAAGGCACGGACGCGCTGCTTTCTCGCCTCGGTGTGGACAGACAGCAGGCATTGGACGCGGTGGTGGGTGATGACGAGGTGGCTGCCTGTTTGGAGGATTTGCATGCGGCCATGCTCAACAAGACTTGGCGGATTTACGGCGAGGATTTGGGCGACGAGGATAAAGACCGCCTGTGGAAAACGCTTAAACGCCACCTGCCCGCGCTTGCCGAAATCGTCCTGACGGCTCGACTGGGCGGATACGGTGTGGGTCGTTATGTCTATCAGCCCGAACCCGACGGCTTTCTGACGATTAAACACATCAGCAACAAGAGCGGCGAATTGGCGAAATATGTCCCCTACTGCGACGGTTCGCTGGTGTATCGCGGTACCGGCGGCGAGGAGGCTTGCAATACGGATGTCTTGTATCTCTTTATTGCCCATCGTGCGACATCGACCAATCCGGCAGGCGAAATGGCGGCGGCGCGGCTGTATGCACCCGTTGCGTTGCGTAAAAAAGGCTTTATCTATGCGGCGCAATTTATCACGCGCTACGCCCAGCCGTATTTGATTGCCAAAATCCAAGCCAACAGCGAGGATGACCACAACAGCTTCATGAGCCGTTTTTACCGCTTTGTCTCCGGCGGCGCGTTGAGCATCGACCGCGAGGACGATGTGATGATGCTGCAAAACAGCGCGGACGGTCAGGCATTCCGCCGATTGGAAAACCTCGCCAATGCGCGTATCCAAAAAACGCTGTTGGGCAAGGTCAAAACCAGCGACCTTGAGACCGCCAGCCGCGCCAGCCAAGAGACCGAAGAAAACAACCGCGACGAGCGCATCGGCGCGTATCTTGCCCTTTTATCCCGCGCGGCGCAGCACTTTATCGACGCGCTTGTGATGGTCAACAACGCCTACGGCAAGGCCATCAATGCGCCCAAGGGCGTGTGGTTTGAGTTTGAAGAGGAAATCCGCGTTGATAAAACCCGCGCCGAACGCGACAAGATGTATATGGATACCGGGCAACTGGTGTTGACCGAAACCTACTACCGCGACATCTTGGGCTTTGAGCCGGAGCATTTCGAACTGCGCGACCCGAAAACGTCGTCTGAAAACCCTGCGCCCGCCAAATTCAGCCTGCGCCTGTCTGACGGCCTTGCCCATGATGCGCCCGATACGGCGGAGCAGGCAATCGCCCGTCCAAAAATGGAAGCGGTGTTGGGTTTGCTGGAAAGCTGCAAAGACTACGCCGAATTTGAGGCAAAGCTGTCCAAACTTGATTTGAGCAAGGGCGACAATCTCTTGATCCAGCGTTTGGTTTCAGACGGCCTTGCGGCTTGGGCTGACGGAGCGGACGATGGACGGGATTGAATACAACTTCGCAGGGCTGGTCGATAAAGCCGCCTTCGAGCATTTTAAGGCTAAGAAAATCCTGCCCGGGTTTTCGCATTACGATGTATGGCTGTATCAACACAGCCTTGCCTTTACCGTCGCCAAGATGATGGATGCGGACATGCTCGCCGAAGTCAAAGACGCCATCGAATCCGCGCAGCAAAACGGCACGGCGTTTGCCGATTTTAAAAAGCGTTTAAAACCGTATTTGATGGCTAAGGGCTGGTGGGGCGAGCAAGTGATGACCGATCCGCTGGACGGCGAGCCGAAATTGGTACAGCTCGGCAGTACGCGCCGTCTGAAGACCATCTTCAACACCAATATGCAAACCGCCTTTGCGGCGGGTCAGTGGCAGCGGATACAGGCAAACAAAAAAGCCCTGCCGTATTTGCGCTACAACCATTCCGCCGCCGGGCATCCGCGCGACAGCCATAAACGCTACTACGGCTTAATTCTTCCGGTTGACCACGATATTTGGAAGGTCATCTTTCCGCCCAACGGCTACGGCTGCAAATGCTCGGTGTCCGCCCTGACCCGTCGGCGGGCGGAGCGCGAGGGCATCAGCGGCGAGCCGGATGTGGATATGGTCGAGTTTACCAATCCGCGCACAGGTCAAACGGTATTGATTCCCGACGACATCACGCCGAGCTTTGCACATAACCACGGCGACCGATTGGGCGCAATGGACGCGCTGTTTGGCGAGAAAAACGGCGAAGAGGCACTGACCACCATGATTGCCGAGCGCGAGGCGTGGCTGGACAAACGGTACAGCGTGCCGTCTGATAAAGTGGCGGTGTTGGCTTTGTCGGATAAGGTGTCGCAGAAGGAAGTACGCAGGCTGACAAAAGAGCAGTCTGCCAATAATACCAAAGACCACGAAGCGAGAGCTGCGGCAGCGTGGCAGGCTGAAACGGGGGATAGATTGGAAGTGTTTGATTTGCCCGTGGAGAAAGGCAAAGGACAAGCCGATTATCTGATTGTTTCAGACGACCTGCCCCGCGAGGAATGGGTAAAACTGGATTTTATGTTTACCGAAAATCCCGACCGTGCGGAATTGATGAACCGTTATTTTGCACACACCGCCGGGGCGTGGAATACTAAAGTCGACAAGATACAGGAGCATTTTGATAAAGCCGATATTGTCCCGCTTGATTTACGCCACCTGAATGCGGCTAACCGGCATAAATTGTTGCAGTATGTGTTATCATTGCCGAAAGAACAGCGGGATAAAGTCCGCTTATTGGTAAAAATATCGGAGTAAGTCATGCCGTCCGAACTGTATGTCAGCCGCGAAGTAAAAGTATTTTTAGGCGGGAAAACCGCCCCGTCCGAATTGTTGGACTATCTGTATCCGCGTCTTGCCGAAATTGACAAGGAGGCAGCCGAGCAAATGCAGGGCGAGTTTTCGGGCTGCGTATTTTCGATTGCGGATTTGTCCGCTGCGGCATTCGCCCGTGTGCGCGGATGGATACTTGAGGCTGCTGAAAAGTCCGAGTGGATTAAGCCGTACAAGTCCGATTTAAAAGCCGCGCTTGAAGCTGATCCGAGATTTAAACCGGTATAACCCGAAGGTCGTCTGAAACCGTTTCAGACGGCCTTTTTTCATAAACGCTCAAATTTCGCGTTTTAGCGCGTTTTATCGGTCGGGGTAGGCAAAGATATGTCCGAATGTTTAAAGTCAATCTGACGCAGCCCTAAAAGCCCTCTGAAAACGTTTTTTAAACCGCCGCCGCTTGCATTTTTGGATATGCCTTAAATTTGCGATTTTAGGCGGGTCGGACGCTAAAGATAGGCAAACCCCCGCCGAAATCTTAAAAATCAATCTGACGCGATTCTAAAGCGGTTTTAAAGTGGGTATTTTTATATTTTGCGAATAAGAGATTTCAAAAGGTCGTCTGAAACCTGAAATACGGTTTCGGGCGGCCTTTTTCATTTCGGGTAGCAAAGTGAAGTCATGCCGCCGTCTGTTTGCCGTCATGCGTTGCACAATGGCGGCTATGAATACGAAAACATCACCCCTCAATATCAAATTGTCCGCCGCGCTGCCGGTTGCCTTGGCGACCCGTGCGGATGATGTGCGCACCTTTAAAGGCGTCGCCAATTCGGGCAAGCCGTTCGGCTACGGCGGTTATCAGACTGTTGTCGATTTGGCGGAGCTGTCGCACAAAGCGTCCGTCCCCGTCCTGCTGGAGCATTCGCCGCTGAAAATGGCGGGCGTGTGCAGCCTGTCGGTAACGGCGGACGGTCTGATTGCTGAGGGCAGTCTGTTGTCCAACGAGTTTGGCACGCAGATTGCCGAAGCCGCCGACCAAGGTTTCCCGTGGGAAATGTCGGTTTACGCGCAGGCGGAATCCTACGAGGAGCTGGCGGCGGGCGCAGTGTTGTCCGTCAACGGCAACGAGGTAACGGGTCCTGCGGTGATTTTGCGCCGCTGCACCATCCGCGAGGTGTCGTTTACCGCCGTCGGCGTGGACAGTGAGACGGAGGCGGTGGTGTTGTCGGACGGCAGCCCCTTGCCGGATATTTTTAAACAACCTTTGGAGTTATCCATGACACCCGAAGAAAAGCAAGCGTTTGACGACCTGAAGGCAGAAGTCGATACGCTCAAGGCTGAAAAAGCCGAAGCCGAGAAAAAGCTGAAAGAAGCCGAAGCGGCTGCCAAGAAAAACCAAGTCAAGGCGAAATTGTCCGCCGCAGGTTTCAAAGAAACCGAAGACGGCAAGTTTGAAGGCTTGTCCGACGCAACCATGACCGTGCTTTTGTCTGCCGATATTGCGGCGGCTGAAGCCATGATTGCCGATTTGACGCCGAAAGCAGCACCGTCTGTCGTGCCGCCCGCGCTGTTTAGCGAAGGCGCAGGCAGTGGCAAGCCTGAAGAAACTGCCGCAGAAGGTAAATTCTCTATTGCCAGCCGCAAAGGCTCATTGGGAGGCTCTTATGTCTAAAGTCAAAACCGAAATCCTCGGCCCTGTTATTTCCGACTTTTTGAAATACGAAGCGACGCCGCAGACCCGCGTTGCCGTTGCCGCCGATGCCGGCACGAAGGCGGGTAAGTTTGTCGAGTACCCGCTGCGCGGCAAAAAGCTGCTTGCGCTGACTGATGAAGCCGACGGCAAAGTCATCGTCCAACCGCTCAACTGCATCATCGACCTGTCAAAAGTTGCCGATGCAGACGTCAAAGCGGCGACTACCGGCAAAACCTTGGATGCGCTGAAAAAAGAAGGCGACGCATACGGCATCGTTTACCAAGGCACGCCCATCGCCTGATTTCAGACGACCTTTAAACCCGATTTAACAAGGACACATCATGCCTTTATCCGATAACAGCAAGTTTGGCGTGCAGGCTTTGACCACCGCCGTCAACAAAATCGACCCGGGCGCAAGCCAAATCCGCGAGCTGGGCATCTTCGAACCCGAATATCTGACCACCACTTATGCAGACATTGAGTTCCAAGACGGCAAAGTCAGCTTGGTCGCCAGCAAAGAGCGCGGCACATCCGGTCAGGCGGTGGACAGCCCAAAACGCACCGTCCGCACCGTCAAAATCCCGCACCTGCCGATTCACGACGTCATCCGCGCCGACGACGTGCAAAACCTGCGCGCTTTCGGTACGACCCAAGCCGCAACGGTCATGGACAAGGTCAACGAGAAGCTGGCCGGTGGCAAATCCGACCTTGAATACACCCGCGAACACCTCATGCTCGGCGCGTTGCAAGGCAAGATTTTGGATGCGGACGGCAGCGTGATTTTGGACATCAATACCGATTTCGGCGTCACACGCAAAACGCAAAACATCGAACTGTCCAAAGACACGACCAAAGTCGGCTCGGTATTGGACAAGCTCTTGTCCGAGCAACGCCAAAAATTCGCCGGTGCGCAAGTGCGCGGCTGGGTCGTGTATTGCGGCGCAGAGTTTTTGAGCGCGCTCAAAGAGCATAAATCCATCTTCGAAGTGTACAAACGCTTCGACGAAGCCCGCGCCTACCGCGAAGGCGATACGCTCAATCCGACCGAGTTTGTCCACAAGGGCATCCGCTTTATTGAGTATGCCAACCATTTCGGCAGCGATGCTGACATTGCGGCGGACAAAGCGATTCTGCTGCCTGTTGGCCGCAACCTCTACAAAGAGTATTTCGCGCCTGCCGACATGAACGCGACCGTCAACACCCGCGCCCTGCCGTATTACGCCAGCCGCGAGAAATTGCAGCACGACAAAGGCTGGAGCCTGCATGTCCAGTCCAACCCGCTGCCGATTGCGCTGCGTCCCGAGTTGTTGGCAACGCTGACCATGTCTTAAACGGATTTCAGACGACCTTTAGGGCAAGTTTAAAGGTCGTCTGAAAACGGAGGACGGCATGATTACCATCCAAGACATGATTACCCGCTTCGGCGAGCAGGAGATGGCGGAGCGGTCGAACCACGAAAACTACGAATACATCAACGAAGATGTATTAAACGCGGCAATCGCCGATGCGGAAGAAGAGGCGGCAAGCTACCTGCGGGCGGCGAAACTGTTTTTTACCGACGACACCGCGCCGCAGGTTTTGAAAATCAAAGTCTGCGACATCGCCCGCTACTACCTCTACGACGACGCGGTAACAGGCATTGTGGAGGAGCGTTATCAGTCGGCGGTCACCTGGCTGAAGATGGTCGTCAAAAATCCGAATATGCTGGACGAGACCCGCGTATCGGATGACCGCAGGCCGTCAACGTGTGCCGTTTATGTCAACGAAATGCCAGATCTTCGGGAATGGCTGAAGGAATAA